TTACTCTGTAATAACTACATTGCCAGCAACCGGACCTTTAGTACCATTCTCAATGGAGTAAGAGACTTTTTGCCCTTCAAACAAGGTGCGGAAATTATCGCTCTGGATAGCAGAAAAATGTACAAATAAATCTTTACTACCGTCAACAGGAGAAATAAAACCGAATCCCTTATCGGCATTAAACCATTTTACTAAACCATTCATCTTTTTTGACATTTTGTATTCCTTAATTTGGCCTTCCGGCGAACATGGTTTTATTACAGAAACTACTTAGTGCTTAGTGGGGAGACTCAAAGAAGGGATAAATATAAAACACCTGAAATGAGAACTGCTTTAGTAAACTACTTTGTATTTTGTCTGTTCTTTAAACCGACGCGACCATTAACGCACGGGCGTATATAATAATCAATGTTTATTTTAGTTATCCAGATCTCACGATAGCTGAAAAATATTTCTGGCATTATCCCGGGGTATGTGTATAGTGCAACACGTTATTAGTTTTAAGGAATTTTTTTGTCTCGTAAAATGACAGGAATTGTCAAAGCCTTTGACTGCAAGAGCGGTAAAGGCCTTATCTCCCCCTCCGATGGTCGCAAAGATGTACAGCTTCACATTTCAGCCTTAAGTCTCCGTGACTCAGAAGTACTCATCCCCGGATTACGCGTTGAGTTTTGTCGAATAAATGGTCTTCGAGGCCCCTCGGCTGCGAACGTTTATCTCTCATGACCTGTAGCCGCCCCTCCTGACTTCTGGAATCATAAAAGAGAATTTCAAAACAGGGAGAGTTTCATATGTATCAGAAAATCTATCTCAACGACTGGCTGACAGGCCTTAAGAGTTCATGCTGCACGCTGATAGTGACTCTGCTTGTTTTCATCTAACCTGTTAGTTCAAGACCGGTAAGAGTTGCAATAGCGTTGGCGTATCTATGTTGAGCCCGTCAGGGTGATATGCTTGCGTTACACCCCAAATGCCTGTGATGTACATAGGATGAAAGCCAGGGGATTTCTGAGCTTGAAGGTTCGCTGAGCGAGAAATTTCAGGCACAAAAAAACCACCCGTAGGTGGTTTCACGACACTGCTTATTGCTTTGATTATTCTTTTCTTTCCCATGGTACCCGGAGTGGGACTTGAACCCACACAGCGCGAACGCCGAGGGATTTTAAATCATGCGTGTTATTCATAATTATCAATCGGTTGCATCATTTTTTCGCCAATGGTTCAGTAGATTGCCCCCTGAATATTCAAAAGCTTACCACTAAGATTAAACCTCAATGGTGAAGCTTTATAGCTACTGAGATCCACCATTAGCAAGAATAGGAGGTATTTTTACCATTAGTTGACATATAAATATCTATCGTTTCTTAATAAACCGGAGATAGATACAAATTTGAACGTCTAACCTCAACATCAATCGAATATTTTTTAACTACATCTTGTAACAATGTTAACATCCACTCAGGTGCACGTGGTGACAAGTGAATCTTTTTAACAAATGAACTTACATCCACATCAACTGGAATTACATTCGGTGAAACCATTTCCTGAAAATTAACTTCATCACCTTCAGAATTATAAGGTATTTTTTGAATTAAAAACCTAACTTCCCTTTCATGTTCAAATGATTTTCTCTTGTGAGTAAATGGATAAAATGTATTATCCAAAGGAAAGGTATCCGAATCATAATCGATATATTTAACCATGCCAATCATAGCATCCAATGGTAATAATTTTTTTAAGTCTGCATATGTCGTTTCGATTGCGACGGAGGCATCATTTTTACTATATAATTCCCACATTGCTGCCGATTCGAAATCATTTGCATGCCAACAACTTATATAAGTATGCTGTCTTGCAAATTTATTGAACTTGTACACCGACTTAATAAATTTGGCGATAGTTTCATCAATATCACCACTATGAATACCATGCACGTATTCTATAATCTTTCTTGGAAATGTCCCTTCAAATGGGTCATCAAATAAATCAGAACGACATAAAAAAATTTTCTGATAAGTTATTAATGAAATGAATTTTGTAAAATCCATATATTTCCAAAGAGAAATCCCTTCAGAATCGGGTTGAGGGAAACAAGGGTGATTATCATAAGCAGCCATTTTATATAACCCCAATAAATTATTTAAATTTAATCTATAAACCTTTAAAAAATCATTAATAAACAACATAAAACTTCGTTCAATACTATCATATATCATAAAGATGACAAATAATTTAACAATATTCATGTGAAATTTTGTGTAGTTATTTTAAGCTAAAATACATGATAAATCCTTGAGCAACGCGCTTTGAAGAACGTTGTCTCCGTCATGGGGGGTCGGGGGTCGGAGGTTCAAATCCTCTCGTGCCGACCAAAAATCCCCTAAGAACCAGCCCGTTACGGCTGTTTTTTTATGTCTGTTTTCTGAACGGGGAAGCTTCGGGGAATTACTGGGGAAAAAGTCCGTCAAATGTTGTCTCTTAATCGCTCTCGAACACAATGATTAAGGCCCCCTTCACTTTCGGAATTCATCAATTCACAAAGCAATCATTCCGATTTATTTTACAAGCTCCTTTTAAATCATTACCGGTGCGCACCACTTTTTCTTACTGCCCTATACTTTCAGTCTGACATACGGCTGGAGGTTTCTATGTGTGGACGCTTTTCACAGTCAATGACGCGTGAAGATTATCTTGCCCTGCTCGCTGATGAATCAGAACGCGACATTCCATACGATCCAGAACCCATCGGAAGATTCAACGTCGCGCCAGGAACAAAAGTTTTGCTTCTGAGCGAACGTGATGAACAACTGCACCTTGACCCTGTCATTTGGGGATATGCCCCTAGATGGTGGGATAAGCCACCGCTAATTAATGCTCGATCTGAAACTGCGGCCACCAGCAGAATGTTTAAACCACTCTGGCAGCACGGTCGTGCAATTTGCTTTGCTGATGGATGGTACGAATGGAAAAAGGAAAGTGACACGAAGCAGCCTTACTTCATTCATCGGGCCGATGGTCAGCCGATATTTATGGCGGCGATTGGCAGCACACCATTTGAACGTGGAGATGAAGCAGAAGGTTTCCTGATAGTTACAGCTGCGGCTGACAAAGGACTGGTTGATATTCACGACAGACGACCGTTGGTACTGCTACCGGAAGCCGCGCGCGAATGGATGAGGCAAGATGTTGGAGGGAAAGAAGCAGCGGAAATTGCAGCCGACGGTGTCGTGCCGGCTGATAAATTTATATGGCACGCCGTAACGCGTGCCGTTGGGAATGTGAAAAATCAGGGGGGCGAACTAATAACGCCAATATGATTACATCACCGGACAATCATCAAACTCCGCGTTCCTGGCATCATTAATGATGTAAGTAACCACCCCGAATATAGCGGGTGCAGAACTGTAACTGTCATCATCTACTGGCAGCGCCTCCCTTCTCCCGTTCTCCAGATTAATCAGGTGGGGCTGAGGGTGAGTTCGGTATCGCTTGATCCTGAATTCCCCATCGATTGCACATATCAGCAGCGAGCCATCGCAGGCAGTAAGTGACGCATCTACCACAAGCAGCGCCCCCTGGAGTATCCCTTCCCTGAAATGTGAACGCGATGCCCGCATAAAGTAAGTCGCTGCTGGCTGGCTGATAAGCTGCTGATCGAGGGAGATCCTCGTTTCAACGTAATCGCTGGCCGGTGAAGGGAAGCCCATGGCTAAAGTCCCCCGTTTGGATTGAACAGTTGAAAGGTTCGGTTCTCGCCTTCCTGCGTTGATACATCGCGGAATGTTGTCACATAACATTCTATCCAATCGTTGGCCTGCTTCATCGTCCAGTGCCAGTTAACCTTACCCAGTTCCTGGACAAACCGCTGTGTGGTGACAGTCTTCCGGCCATTCGGTTCTCGCTGTATCGAAGCATGCCAGGCTATTTCAATATCGCTACGTCGTGGCATCATTAACCCCTTCTTGAATACTGGATAAAAAAACAGTATAAATACTGTGTATCCATCCAGTAAAGAGGCAATGAGCAATGTTCGTGGAACTCGTTTATGACAAAAGGAATTTTGATGGCCTGCCCGGTGCAAAAGATATCATTCTGGGCGAATTGAGTAAGAGGGTTCACCGGATTTTTCCGGATGCTGATGTCCGGGTTAAACCGATGATGACACTGCCGGCGATCAACACTGACGCCAGCAAGCATGAGAAGGAACAGATAAGCCGTACTGTTCAGGAAATGTTTGAAGAGGCTGATATGTGGCTGGTAGATGAATGATGGGCATCGACAACATAATTATTTCCGGGATTAGAATTTACTTCCCGCCAGATAATGTTCTTCCAGAGCCATCAAAGGACATGCTCACGTTTGCCGTTGTTTACGATGCTGATACCTTAAAACAATATTTACTGTTAGTTCACAAAGAAAACAAGTGGCAGATGGCAGCGCAGCAACTGTTCGGCAGTACAGCACAAGCAATTACAGCCGCGACAAAAATAGGAAAAAGAATCTGGCAATAACTTCATGCGCTTATACACTCATCACTGCGCCATGACATGAAAACTAAACCTAGCCGCGCCCAGGGCTCGCATATGCAGGTCGCGGCAAGTAGATCATTCAGGGGCATCGGGCCAATCAATATTTGGTGCGGTGCCGGTATCTATTGCTGTCACAGCATCGATATAATCCATCCATATATTCAGGCTTGCTGATTCAACATCCGTTAGCGCACGCCCCATCAGTAGCTTAGTTTGCCAGACGGTAATCTTCTGCCTGGACTTCTCCAGCAAGAATTGTTTATGCGTCTCAGCCTGAGCAATATATTGTTCTCGCGTCGGTTCTGGAACAGGAATGACAGTAACAATTCCGGAGTCATCGACTGAAAATGTGGAGCCGGGTGCGCGGCCCATTGCTTTTCTGTACTCATCCTCTGATACGTCTATCGCGCCAGCAGGTATTGACTCATAGCTGCCATCTTCAGGATAAAACAGCCCTTCAAAATATTTATATTTCATTTTAGTTCACCTTATTACCAGCCAATTGCCCACCAAAAACAGTTCTCCGGTACGCCACTTGGTGCATAGTTCTGTATCCGTATTTGTTGAGTACCCTCCGGGCTTACCCCCATTCCGGCATTTGAGCCAGGAGCGCCACGGTTACCACTGGCCCACAAAATTGAATTTGGGAAGGCTTCATTAACGTTATATGCATTGCTGCTGTTTGGGGGTGTGGCGGTTACGCCCCACTGTAAGACCAGTTTCTGTTTGCCTCCCCCGGCACCGATAGCATCTATCTTAAAAACCCCGTTGGGTAGCACAGTAGCCCGAAAGCTGGCCATGTCCGGAATGCCATTAATTAGCCCTGCATCAACATTCCGTTTTGCCGCTGTTCCCAAACCAAGGTTTGAGAGAGCCTCTGCAATTGCTGCAGCTCCGTCTGCCTTAATATCTGCAAAAGGATGTGCACGGCTTAACAGCAGCGCCTTCAGGGCAGTAAGTAACTGGTTATGTTTTGATTTATCCAGATTAACGCCGGTTGCTTCTACAACTCCCGCCAGTTCTTCCTGCAACATATCAAAATAATCGTTATCAAGATCTGTGGCCGGGGTTCCTGTCTGGGGGTTACCTGCAGTAAAGCCGTTCTTGCCCGCGCCGAATTTATCTTTCTGCGCAGTAGGTGTGTCAATGCGATGCATAATGTCTCCGGTTACGGATATTTGAATATTACGTAGGTATGGGACGGGCACAGTTTATTGATAACGCACTCGGCAACAGTATCGCCCCAGTAACGAATGGGCGTTTCGCAATTGTCTGAGCAGGTCATCCAGGTGGCGTCCGTTGAAGCTGGCATATTTACCTGCCAGTAATAACGCCATTCAGTTGAATAGGTCGCATCCATACACGACGACGTACATTTGAAAGGTCCCTTGTTATAGCGCGTGATAGTGGCGCCGGGCTTCCCCAGAGCGGCCAGTTGACGAAGATAGAAATCTTCGTTGATTCCTCCGGTAAGATTAACTTTTGCGTCCAGCCGTTGCTGTCGCTGCCGTAACGTCTGTGTGCCTGATGGTATGCATTCATCAGGCAGACCGCAGCACCGCTCCCATCGGTCAATAAGTTCTGTTGTGGTACGCGGATCAAGCTCCTGCATGAGTTCATCAGCACGCTGATGCACCCTGAGCAAAGAAGGCGCTACGCCACTTATTGCAACATCGTCAACTGACCATGCAGGTCCGGGTGGAAGCAGCGCACTCAGTAACTGGACATAATCATCATTACTCACGCCCACGTTATTACCCCCAGTACAGCCAGTTCATTTTTTGCAACTGGCGTATCAACTGTTGGAGAAAGTAGCTTATGGCTGTACTCACCGGCAGCTATAGAAATCGCCTCGTTTGTACGGGACAGCTCAAGCGTCCCTTCCGGATAGCCGTCACGCAGCAGAAATGAACGAAGCTCGGCCTCAACTGCGGCGCGTATTTCAGGAGTATCCGGGTTCAGGTCAATGGTGTAGTTGACCGTTTTTGGCGTCCCCTTAAATACATAGAGGTCTGAGCCCGCTACGGGTGCCAACGGTTCAATATGTGCCTGAGCGGCAGCAACTGTGGCATCATCAAGAATCGGGTTAATCAGGTCGCTACTGGCAATCATAACGCCAACCGTTCCCGTCCCCATCCAGTGCCGGTAAGTCCACGCGCGTGTTACGCCGGGCACTTCTTTTGCCCAGACAACATAATCTCCGTCAGCGCCGCCTTGCGGGGTCCAGTAGTAGCGTTCCAGGACACGGGCACGCCAGACATCAAGGTCTTCAATATCAAAACCGCCAGTAACCGTATCGGCCATGCCGCCGGAAGGAAGTCCGTTAACCGGCGTAACCAGTGAGAGCGCCTCACCATCATCCATATTTCCGGTTATACCTGTCATGCTGCAGACAACGGGTACACGAAGCACGCCACCGGCACTTGTTGCGTCTGCCTGAACGATGTACTGGACGAGATCGTCACGCTGAATTACCGAGCCGGCGCTCACCTTCAGCCCGTTCGTTACGCCATCCCAGCGCATAAAACCTGATGCGGCTACGGCATCTTTTCTCGGGCATCGCTTCATAGCAGCATGCCGATAAAGCCATGACTCATCGCACAGGTCAGGCAGCATATTCATCGCCAGATAATCGATATAGCCATAAACCGTATGCAGCGCCCCGGCATAAACCTTGGCCCTGACATCTTCATCCATGCGGCGAAGCTCATCATTGATGTCAAGGCGTGCAAAAAGGTCTGTGCGGATCATGCTGATGTTTTCGGCCAATGTTGGCCGCTGAAATTCACTGTCCGCCATTGGTGATTACACTCCACAGATCGTTAAAAGAAATCGTTACCGGACCATCCCGTCGCCAGAGAACAATCTTATTCCCCAGTTCATTAATACCGGTTCGCTGGATATCAATGTCGATACGAGATACCACACCGTCATCCAGCATCCATTGAAGAGCTTCACGCAGATAGTTGCGCACGGTATTCACCAGGGCGTTCGTGAGCTTGCTCCGCTGGAGTAGCCACAATTTCGAACCATAACGGTCGTTCGCGACAACCGGCCAGGTATCGCCCCACCACCCCATCGGAACATCAGCGTTATCATCAGGATCGGCGCGGCGGTGGGTGAATAAAGAAATCACTACAGCGCGGGTGAGCGGATCAAGCTGAGAACCAGCGCTTACCCGTTTCCCATTTACCGTAAGCCAGAGTTCCATCACACCTCCATTTGTTTATCAGGTGTATCGGTGTTATTGCCCTGCCCGTTTTCTCTGTGTTTATGCCCGTTATAAGCAACACGCATCGCCGACATTGTCTGGCCAGAAGTATCACAGAGGTCTTTGATCTGGCCCGTTGACTCAATATCCATTTCAAAGCGGGCTTTAGGCGCGTTTTTAAACGTAATCACCTTGCCACCACCATCAACAACAATCCCGGCGCGTGTCAGCGTGACTGACTGCCCCTGGTCATCGTAGAGAGCAACCTCCCCCGTTTTGAGCCCCTTCATGCGATAGCGACGATCAGACACGGTGATCGCAACGGCGTGAGAACGGTCACCATCAGGAAATAAAACAACAGCCTCAGCCCCCGCTTGTGCACAAGAAGTGAAGCCATAGGGTTCAAGGTGCTCAATACCCGCCTTTTGCTGCCCAGCCAGTAACTCAACATCTATCATCTGGCACTTGGAAGCTGCGTTGATACTCTTCACAACAGCGCGTCCAATGAGTCCCAGAACCTGTCTCTGAAGGCTTTGCATTACTCCCATTAGAACGGGTCCTCTTTGACTTTGCGTTTTTTAGCACGCTTCTGACTGCTCTCTTCGGGCTCAGGAAGATAGGCATCCGGCGGCCCGACGCGTAACTCTGTCAGGGTGCCGTTATTGTCTTTAGTGAATGAGACTTCAGAGATGAGGAGTTCGCGGTTGTTGAAGCCGCAGATCGGATCGAAAACAATAACCCGCTGGTTTGGCTGCCACAGAGAACCATCCCCCTGTCGCCAGCCCCACACCGTGTACGTGGCTTCATCGGTACGTGCAGCGCGTTGTCGCGCCTCGAATTCGGCGCGCGCAATGCAACTGGCGCCAGTCGACTGCCCCGTCTGCTGTACTGCCATGGGACGATAGCGGCCAATTGATGCGTCTGTTGTTTTTGCGCGAAGCGCCGTTGTTGTCGCAGCCCCAAAATCATCATCGTTTCCGGCACGCTGTCCAGATACCTGGTAGGTTGAAAAACGTTCACGGATACTTTTCTCGGTATCGCAGGAAATAACGTTTTTACCCAGCACCAGAGCTGTATGAGCGCGCGTGCTACCAATGCCGCCGATAACAAGCCTGCCTCGAGGGTCGTCGTAGGCCAGCGCCTGCTGTTGTCCAAGCATCTTGTTGAGGACTTCGATAACCGTTTCACCGTGATCGGGTTGTACACCGGGAATAGCGCCACCCGGCGCACCAGCGTTTACAACCGCTATACCGAAAGGTCTGGCAAGTGCAGCGGCCACCTGAACGAGTGATTGCCCATTGAATTGGGTCGGCTCAGCGGCACAATCAATCAGATCGGCGGTCAGACTGCGCCCGCTGATTCCGACACTGATTGATCGCGCATCATAGCGAACCGGCGTTGCTTCAACCCAACCGGTAACCACCAGGTCATCACCAATTAGAACCTCGACTTTGTCGCCGTTTTTAACCCTGGGATGAAGTGACGCAACACCATCACCACCGGGCCACTGTCGGGTGATCTCTACACTAAAATCTCGGGCCAAACGCTCAATCCCGGAACCAATACGAATTGACGTCCAGCCCCCCCACTCACGACCGTTAACACGGAGAGTTACGTTATCGTTCATCGTACAGGAACCCTCAGTGGAGATACCGGCACAAAGCCCGGGTGAGCCACAGCATTACGCCTGACAATGTCAGACTCCCGTGCAGCGTTATCGAACCAGGTCGCTGCCAGAACCAGTGCCGGAGTTACCTCATCAGGTGTCCTGATAACTGTCTTTTGGGTCTGTACAAGGCGGTGTTTTATATCGTTGTTAAGGTCCGACTTCACCCGGCGCAAAGCCAGAAACAAACGGTCATCGGTAGTGCGGGATAGTTCTTTATCGATAGCGGTATTCAGCGTGTCGCGGATATCAACGAGGTCATCCCACGTCGGCACATCAACCACCGCCGTCTCATCCGGTGCGTTATTCAGCGCAGGGTGTGTCACAGCAGGCCATCCAGAAGACTGCTGAGTTTGTTCCTTTGTCGTTATTGCAGGTGTTGGCAGTGTTGTAACAGCGTAAACCGCTTCGCTTATGGCGGTTGTGCGTACTGCACTGGCAACATAATTCCCCTGTTCCTTGCTGCTCTGTGTGCTTTTGCTGTCCGTTTTCCATATACCTCGCGGGGCCATATCTGATCCCAACGAAATCCCGGCGAACCCCTTAATCATTTTCATAACGTCAGAAGCATTTCCGGATAGTCTGTTCGCCGTGCGCCACACTTTCTGAATAGCTTCGACATATCCTTTTCCTGATGACGGAGGAGGAAGAAGAACAGAAATATCACCCTGCATAAGTCTCGCTGCGTCTGCGACATAGCTGTCGACCATCGCCATAGAATCAGAAACAAAGTCCAGGATGCCAGTTGCACGCTCAAGCACATCTCCCTGAGCGAAGTCAGGCAAACCACCCATGCCGAACTGTTCAAAGTTGTCGCTGATACAATCATCAAGTGCTGAACAGGAAGATGCCAGCGTGTTAGCTGTTGCTGCGCCAGCCGTTGGATATTCAAGTTCACCCGCTTCGACGAACTGTAGATCAAAGCGCACCATCCGCCCCTCACTACTGGTCGTACTAACACGGATCTCACCATCAACACAGACGTTAAGCTCACCATATGTTGGATGTACCAGAGTGCCTGGTCCTGGTTTATTCAGTGCTTCAATTAGTCTGTCACGCTGTTCGAAACAATCGTCGCCGACGACATAGGCGGTGATATTTGGCCGGAAGGTGACCTTACCGAGATCTTCGGTGTAGGGTTTATCGCGGTTGGGGTATTCGTGTGTTTCAACTCGACGGCCAACCGCCGCCCCTTCACCTTCGAACTTAAATGGTACGCCACGGAATGACGCATCCTGAAGTCTGTCTTTCCACGCCATATAAACTCCGGGCATTAAAAAACCCGCCGAAGCGGGTTAAATTATCGATATGGGAATTCACATATCGCCTGTATGGTAGCCAAAACCGGAAACGATGCTTATACCTAACTCACGTCCCGCTCAGTCCACGGCAGAAGTTATTTCATGATGCAACGAGCGTTCCTGCCAGACAATCCAGGCAACCGCTGCCTCCCATGATATATATCCGTTATCGCCATTTGTCGCCCGGCGGAGATCAACTGCATCGCCAAACCTTTCAATGATGAATTTTTCAAATTCTGTGCGTTTTTCTTCGTCGTGCGTTGAATCCATGTTCTCCCCAGCGGCATTCTGATCATCGCTCTGATTGCATAAAAAATAGCATACCCGTTAGGGTGTGGAAAACCCACTCTGGCGGGTTACACTGAACATGACAGATGGGTTAACTATCTCTGCTAAAGCGACTGTATCCCACATCATAAGAAAGCCACGGTGTCGCACTTCCGGCAGGTGTCGCAACGCGTATTCCTGGAGGCGCATTATCGAAAGACACGTTAAGTTCGCTACGCTGCGTCTGTGGGGATTGCGCCCGGTCCATAACCGCTCCTGGCCGCAGCAGCGGAACGGTGGGTTGGTAGTTATCCCTTGTGGTCTGACCGGCAAACATTTCTCTTTGCTGCCTGTTGTTATACCAGCCGCCTGAATTCCAGCGATTCTTCAGGGAATCCCAGAATGAGTCGGTATGATCGGCCTCTTTTGCCGCATCGGCGATTTCCTTGAGTTTCTCAAACATATAAATGGCAACCGCAATCTGAACTGTCGTGGCGCCCAGCATGGCGATTTTCCCAAGAACACCTGATAACTGACTGGCAAGAGCAAAGGCTGTACGCAGTGAACCGATGGTTTTCACTGTAAATGCACCGGTCATGTACATCCCAACACCACCCAGTACGGTTTCCCATCCCCCCATTGCCTGCGCAACACTATCCACCTCCTGCCAGACCTCTTTAATCACCGGTGCAACATCATCCCAGTTATTAATGATCAGCATGGCGCCGGATGCCAGTACAGCAATCGCCAGTTTCGCGGGCGAAAGATTGATAACACTATTCAGTATCCGGAAGGCACGCGACAGAACGCCAACGGCACTGCCGGCTACCAGGAGTACTGCGGCGAATTTCGCGACTGACTTCACCATCTCAGGATTTTCCCTGACCAGGTCGCGGACATGATCCAGTAATGGCATCACGTCCTCTGCGGCTTCATTAATAACCGGAAGGAAGGTATCCCCCAGTGTGACAGAAATGGCGTTAACACTGTTTCTCAGCAGGGTTAACTGGTTTTCAGTGGTAGCCGCACGAGAAGCATATTCCTTTTGCATCGAGCCACCGTACTGCTGGGCGTCTGCCACTCGCTCAAAGTTGATACGCAGCAGGTCCATATTGGTGAGAAGCGGTGCTATCGCACCAGCAGACTCACTGCCAAACAACATATTCATTGCCGCAGCCTGCTTTTCTTTCGGGATTTTTGATATCCCGTCAAGCACCTTCAGCATCGTGCCTTTCGAATCTTTCTGCATATCTGCAGCCAGCTTTTTCGGGTCAATCTTCAGCGCAGCAAGAACCGTCCTCTGCGCTTTGGTTGCCGCGCCGCCTGACGTTAAGGCTTTCATGAAGTTTTTGATGCCCGTTGCAGCAATTTCTGGCTCCACACCCATACCGGCAATCGTTGCACCTAATGCTGCAATTTCCCCCGAAGCAACTCCCGCAATCTCACCAAGAGGTCCAATTCGGGTCACAATCTCTGATATTTTTCCGGCATTTGCTGGCCCGGTATTCCCCAGATAGTTAATTTTATCAGCCAGAACAACCACATCATCCTGGGTCAGTTTAAACGCCGTTCGCCACTGCGCCATCATCTGACCAGACTCTTCAGCGGTGGTGTCAAACGCCACGCCCATTTTTACCGCGTCGCTGGCAAACTGCATTAGATCGCTTCGCGCGATGCCCGCCTGACCACCTGCCGCGACGATCTCTGCAATCCCTTCCGCTGCCATCGGTAACTGAGTGGAGAGCGTCAGGATATCATCGCTCATTGCGGCAAATGCGTTCCTGTCGTCCAGACCGTCAACAACCTTGCGGATGTCAGCCATCTTCGACTCAAAACCCATCGCCGCAGTAACAGGCATAGCCAGCGCACCGAGAATGGCCGCCCCGGCAGCGGTAGCGCCCACTGACAGTCCGGCCATTTCCTTCTGAAATCCCTTTAACTTTTTCTGCATTCCCTTCATTGGCCCAGACAACCGGTCAACGGCGGTAATAATCGCTTTTAGTTGAAAGTCATCAGCCATGTTTTATTTCCTCGTTGATGCGAACAGCCTCTGACTCCAGCGTCAGGAACTCAGAAATCGCCGTCCGCCGGAGATCAAGAGGGTTTATTCGCCAGAAGTAAGCGGTGTTGTAGAAGCGTTGTCGGAGGTTTGCTCCGTCCCCGATCGGGTAAAAAAATTCAGGATCAACATGCAGGCTTTAAAAATATCAAGCTTAGCCATCTGCGCTGCAGAAGAACGGGGGATCCCGGCAAGTAAAGGGATGTATTTCAGCGAAACAGCGCTGTCCAGTCTGACACCACCATCCGCAGATACTGTAAACGGAAATCCCACGCCCTCTATTTCGTCATATGTGGGTTCCCGTAACTCCAGTACATGGAGATCTTCACCATGAGCTTTAACCGGTTTGCTGAGTTTGAGTTCTTTCATTACTGGTAATCCCCTTCTTCACCGTGGAATTCAAGATCCGCCGTACCTTCTTCGGCGTTGTGGTTTGCTTCACCGTGCAGCCAGGCTGACGACAGGACATAAACCTGACCGTTTGCCAGTTCGGCTGTAATGGTCATCTGGTCTGAGGTAGTGACCTTGTTGACCGGAAAATCTTTCGGCACTTTAAAGGTGCCTTTGATATAGGGCGCGCGGTGCGTTTCTTTACGATCCACCGAGCCATCAAGGCCAATGACATCATCATTGACCTTCGTGTTCATCGGCACCTCAATACCGCCGGTCATGGATAATTGCTGACCATCAATTTTGAAATAACAGGTACCTGCAATGCGCGCCATTATGCGGACTCCTCTTGATACTGAAGGCGGAACTGGTTAACGACCGCAAACACTCGCAGCTGGTTAACATAGTCAGGCGGGAACAGAGTGTTGATACGGTTTGGGTTTGTCGCGTCGCGTTCAACCTTCAGGTATTGCTTGAACAGGTCGTAATTTTCAACGATCCCGGCGCGCTCCATCTGTCGGTAAGTCGCCAGCAGTTCCCCTTTGATAACAGCCGGGGTAACAATCGCCTGACCAGGACCGAAGCGCGTACCGTCGTTCGCCAGTTTATGACGGCCATATTTGCTGGTAATAACCGATTTCAGACGGCGCAGGACATAAGCGCTGGTATGCAGAGTCTCGCTGTCGAGATAGCTGTTATCGGCAACACCATAGGCGTTTTTCTTGTACGTTGTAACGTCGCGCTGAATGCGCAGCGTGCCGCTTTCAACGTATGACGTTGCAATCCCATGCGACAGCAGAGACTGCTGTTCGGTCATCGTGAAGCGCTTCCCTTTTGGTGCCGGTAGCATATCCACGAGTTCACCTGTCTGGGTTGGTCGCGCCGGATCGTTACGGATAAAGACCGCATTACGTGCGGTGCGACTGGCTGCCAGTTCATCTGCCGGGGTCTGAGTTTCTTTCTCGTACCCGGCCAGGGTGATGTGCTGTTGGTTAAGCTGATCACCTGCGGCAACCAGATCAGAAAGCGTTCCGAGTTTTGCGGTATAAACGTGGCCATAAAGCTGGCGCGCATAGCTCCAGCGACCGCTGGTATCGTTCATTTCGCTGACAAATGCATTCACCGAAGCCAAATCGCTGAACGGATGACCAATATAATCAAACGGCTCATCGGCCATGGCGGCAATAGCACCGTTGAGTACCGGAGCCCCCGTTCCGGCAGTGCCTGCAGCGACGGCTACAGCTATGCCTGCGGGCAAAACTTCCCCGCCACCGTACCCGTAATAATTCAGAACCACGGGGATGTCATTCCCGCTCAGACCTTTGTGACGCGCTGTCAGAGTGACCACGCCAGCAGCAGACGAAGCGATAACCGGCAATGTCGGATCAGCATTGATTGCATCTTTAATGCCCGATGCCACAGCCTCAACATCATCACCGCTTACAACTGCTGCCTGAATACGAGTACGCCCGACATAAACATTCACCGTGCCGCTCTCAGTTGCTGCGCCAGTTACGGTCAGGATATACGTGGCCGCCACTCCTTCCGCTGGCTCAGGAACAGCAATGATGTAAAGCTCACCAAAAGGATCGGTTTTGCGATACGCAGCAACCATGCGTGCAAGCTGACTGCCGGTACCACAAATCTGTTTCGCATAATCAGCGGAGGGCATCAGTACCAGCGAATCAGGCTCAATTGCCGCACCGGTGTTTGCGTGCCCCAGCAGCAACGACGGCGCTGACTCCTGACTTGTATTTGCCGCCGAATTATCCATCTCAGCATAAAACAGTGGCACCAGCGTATTTGCCGGGATAGTGCTGAAACTAACGGTCATTGGTTTCCACCTTTTTTTGTTTAACTTTGTTCACGCGCCTGATATCGCCAGCGGCTTCCCGGCGCAGCCAGTAGCTGCTTTCTTCAACATTTCGCCCTTCAACAGGCAAAAGGTCGCCTCGGGCTGGGTCAGGTACTGACCGCCCTTTTTGGGGTTTTACAAACATGGTTTTCCTCAGGAGGGAAGAGTTATCTCTGTGTGATGCTCGGGCTCCCCATCGGGGCCATGTCCCGGATCGATAAAATCAACATCAATCGCCAGCGTTTTAAAATCAGCCAGATCGTTCAGTTCATCCTGCTGGCGGGTGTCATCTTCTGACAGCTCATTCAATACAGTGAAGTCGAACTGGTAGCTCAGTTCATGCCGGTTCACATCGAGAAGCGTACCCCCGGCATAGGTGATCGGGTTTCCGCACTCTTCAGGATTCCAGCCCAGAAGCGCTTTAAACAGTGACTGTCGCACATCGTGAACAACATCATATGAGGCAAACTGACCACGCTCATCCCGGCCATTGCTGACAAACACAATGACGGAAAACCCTTCAGTTAAATCCTGCCAGTAGTCAGTCTGGCTCTTCTGTTCCCCTGGCGAATCATCTCCGGGAACAACATAAGCCGCCGGCAGTTTCATCTTTCCGACTTCCGGCAAGTCCTTAAACTGCGCAGCACCCGCTACACGATTCTGGAATTCCGGGCAACGCGCCCGAAGTGCTGCAATAATCGGGACCAGTTTCATCAGCGTCGTTTCTCCGGTTTGAGTGAGAGCCGCAATTCACGCGCAAGGTAATAGCGCGTCCACGGGTTGTTTTTGTTGAGTGTCTCAACCATAAAATTATTACGCGGAGCCATGCGCCAGCCGCTACCACCAGAAGCGCCGCGATGATGACTGCGGCGGCGCTTAGCGCCCCCACGGACGCCGTAAAACAGGAATGCCGGATAGAAATCGCCCTTAATCAGCCGGTTTCCGTGTCCGTTCCGCTGGTTTGGTGCAATTTTAGTCATAAAGCCAGGACGCTTCTTACTGGCCTTTGGCACCATATAACCAATGGATTTTGCCAGCCGCCCCGTCTGATATCCGGGGTTTTCCCCGGGCTCAGAGCGACCGCGCCGCATGACCAGACGGCGTGCATCGCGCATATGACGCTGACCAATAGTGATAAATGCCCGCCGGACACGCGAGCGGTTAAAGCGCATTTCGTTCGGCTGCTGAAAATCAACGTGAAAAAAGGGTCCCGCCACTGGAATTTCCCCCGGTATTTTCTGTAAATGAACCCAGTTCGGTGCACTCAAGAAGCAGAAACCGCCGTTTACTGTTTAGATCACGAACACGTTTAACGCGGTACACTTCATCCCCCTTCGCCACTTCAAAATCGCTGGTAATTCCGCGGCGCCAGCGAATGGTGATGTAATGCGTGATCACGTTATCGGTCTGAGCCGTTTCCTGGTATGTCGTCGCGCTGGTTTGAACCACCTTTGCCCAGGCGTTGAATGAAACCGGGTATTCAGGTTCAGTTCCGAAATCATCTGAGGGGACATCGACTCGTTTACGGATCAACACCCGTTTATCCAGTTCACCCGGGTCCGGCAGCATATAAGTCGCACTGGTCTGTGCCTGACGTAGTTTCATTGTGAATAAAACCTGTAAGGAGTCGCGATCCATTTATACGCGAGTGGAGTATCCAGCATCTCAACTTCAGACACTGCAGAGCGATTCTCATAAAAATGAGTCACCAGCATAAGCATCGCAAGACGGAGATCGTCTGGAACGACAAGGCCGTCTATATCTGTTTCAGGAACGCTTTCCCCCTTTCTATATAGCCGCCGATTAAGAAAGGTACTCGTTCTGGCTTCTGCTGCCGCACCCAGAGCATTAAGCAGCGTATCTTCTGAGTCATCATCTTCTTCAAGCTTGAGCTGCCGCTTGATTTCTTCAGTAGACAAAATCATAGGCGTACCTGTAAAAAACCCGCCTAAGCGGGTTGTTTTTTGGCTTTTTTATCAGTTTTTTCGGGCTCCGGTTGTTCCGAGACAATCTCCCGTTCATTCTCGGTGTCAACACCAAGAATCCCAAGTTGAGCGGCAATCTCAATTGCACGGGAAGGCAATTCTTCGTACTCACCAGCCTGGATAGTTTCTACGCGACAACCATCAGGCGACCACTTAAGGCTTTGTTTCAATACAGGCATGCTTCACCTCATAAAATAGGGACCTTAGCCCCAGGCAGTTATGGAGCTACTGGCGCACCAATTTGCAGGAGTTTGATTGCCTGAGAATCAGCAAGCATGCCACCAGTACGTTTAGTGGTATAAAAACCCACGTATGGCTTGTTGGTATACGGATCACGCAAAATACGGGTGCCAATACGGTCAACAATGGTGTAGCCACGTTTGAAGTTACCAAACGCAATTGCCTTAGCATCTGCCGCAATGTCTGGCATCTGTTCATTTTCTGAAATACCGTATCCCAGCAAGGTAGACGGCTGATTCAGCTCCAGTCCAGGACGCCACAGGTAGTTACCTTCGGCATCTTTCAGGATGCGAATTTTGAACAGGCTGTTGTTGTTCATCATGAACTTAGCGCCGTTACGATGTGTTTTGCGCAGGGTATAGACCAGTTTAATGATAGAATCAGCAGTCACTGCAGCAGCCGAGCCGGACAGAATATGCTGCAGCGTACCAAATGCTCGTGTCTTGTCATCATCCAGACTGGACGCATAAGCCAGGAAACCTTTCGGCTTCTTGGTGCCATTCCCGCTGGTAAATGCAATCTCTTCCTGTTCGGCAAACTCAATTGCCAGCTCGCTATTAATCCAGTCTTCAGCGTTGAAAAACACATCATCCAGCATTTTTTGCGTGGCCTGCGGGTTGCCGTAAATCTCCCCCATAAAGGGTTCGATTAGTTTGAGTTTCGATGCGTCAGTCGCAGGACGGGCGTCTGTTTCACCAACCCAACCAGAAGCAGTACCGCCAACATTCACTAACTTTTTATAATCGGAGCCGCCAATAGTGATTACAGTAGCTTCCTGACGCATCACTACCTCATCTTTAAGTAGGGTGAGGATATTGCGGTCAAGCTCTTCAGGAACGGCATAACCACCGTCTTCATCAGTTCCAATCTGCAGCGCCTTACGCTCCAGATCGCGCAGTCCGTCATCATCCCCCTTGCGCATAAATTGCATGAAGGCCGTTTTGTGTTCAGTTGCAGCTTTAGATTGCTGTTGCGGACCGCCAGGACGCTTAACCGCCGCAAGTTCTGTTTCGAGGTCTGATTTGAGGCTTTCCAGCTCGGAGAGTTTCCCGTTAAGGGTCTCAACCTGCCCTGCCAGTTTGCCTTTTTCAGACTCAAGCGCGTCAATACGCTTATCGTTTTTCGATTTGAAGTCATCGAACTTCGACTGCAGTTCCTGCGCGACCTGTTCTACATCTTTGATATCGACTGCCATAAGCATTTTCTCCTGATTAAAAATTGATGTTTTTAAGTGCATTCAGTGCAGAGTCCACGTCATCAGCGTCGCGCAGATTAAGTGTGCTATACCCCCCAGCCATGAATGCTTTGGCCTGGGTTCTTGAGAGCCCTACATCGCGCAGGACTCTTTCGATACTTTTCTGAGAAGGCATTTCGCCGCGAGCAAACGCACTTTTCACATCACTAATTCGTGCCTCATCATTCGACGGGAACGTCACAGGACTCACCTCCCAGAGGTCGATTTCTTTGAGAAGAAATACCTCTTTGGTTCGGTCGTGCTCCCAGTCCTTCAGCATATAGCCAATAGAAAGGCCGGTTAAAGAACCGGCCTTCATGTGAGCATGTGCGCGCTTTGCCAGAGGATCGTCGTCAATGAGAAGTCGCCCCTTCACATACAACCCGACATCATCCTCTTTCATATCGGTATAGATACCGATCGGCTCATCCATCCGATGCTGCCAGAGCATGGCAGGAAGAGATTTCTTCTCACGCCATGCCTCTAGAGACTTGCTGAACGCGCCGGGAACAACCACATCGTCGTAGCTATCCTTCACCCCAAACACAGAGCCATAGCCTTCAAACTCTCCGTTATCGCTGACGGATTTCAGTTTCAGCGGAATGTCCAACCGCTGTTTAGTCATCGGCATCTTGTCGTTCCTCCGTTTTGGCTTGCTTACTTCCGTCAGATGGTTTCGTTGTCATGTTCATTGGTGTTAGATAAACATCGCCACCAGGGCGGGGATTGCGATCCTCAAGTTCAAGGCAGTCATTCGGTGAATACATGCCCCAGTTGATTGCAGTCGCATAGGCATCAAACCGTGACTTCATATCGCCACGAAGTAACGCACCAACATTAAACTTCGCGTAGTACGTTCCCTGCTTTGAATCACGAATGAGTCCGACATTAATACGCTGCTCAATGCGGGTCAGGTAGGGAACCAGTGAATAGTTTATGAACCCCATCCCCAGCTCTTCGATATTGCTGAATGTTGCGCGGTCAGTGTTCTGGACCATATGCATTGGCACCCGAAACAACCGACAAATCTCCTCAAGCTGAAATTTGCGCGTTTCCAGAAACTGGCTGTCTTCGGCGCTAAGAGCCATAGATTTCCAGTCAAGGCCCATTTCAAGAATCATTGGTCGGTGAGCGTTACCCAGCCCTTGGTGCTTTTCTTCAAAATCAGCCTTCAGACGGGCATAAGCGGCATCACTTAATTCACTATCAGTACGTAGCACCCCAGATGTAACAGCACCATTGCTGAACAACCTTGCACCATGTTCCTCAGTTGCAAGACCAAGCGAGATAGCCTCTCTTGCATAGGCTATAGGGTTCAACCCCACCAACCCATCCAACGTAAGTATACGAATGTGCCAGATATCATCCTGACCCAGCACATCCGTCGAACCATCAGGAAAAGTCACCTGGTAAACAGGCTCCCAATTGCTATTAAGCTTTGGCTGAACGCATCCAGGATCAAGCGGGAGAAGTTCAACGACCTCACCTAACGCCTTAACTTTATAAGCGTAAAAATTTCCACGAAGACACAGGCAAACAACAATTAACTCCCAGAACTCCTGGGGGGTCATGTAACCGTTGGGCTTTAAAGAGACCAACTTCTGGAGGCGCTCTCCCGTGGCCTTTTCCTTACCTTTACCTGCCGTTTTAAAGATATTGCAGGGAAGCATGCCTATGGATTCAGCCAATACACGCACGCAACCAAATACCGCAGTTAGCCGCATAGCTCGCTGGCTGCTTACTCGCTTCCCTGTATAAGTGTCATATGACAGCCCGACCTCCTGCGCCAGATCGGCCGCGGTGTAAACTGGCTGACTACTTTTTGAAAACATACCGGGGAAGAACATCAGTCACCTCCCGATTGTTTCTCTGATGTGGAGGATATAAATTTTGCCACCATCCATGACCAGGCCAGACACAGTAGACCTCCGGCAATATAGCCTGCAGGGGGATAAATCATCCACGCCCCAAATGAGAGCAACAGTGCCCCCAGCACTCCGACCAATGGAGTGAGTATTGTCAGGATCATAAACGCCTCGGTTTAAAGTGAACGAATGCCGCGGGATTCGATACGATCGGAGATAGAGTCCACTTTTTCGTAAAGCATTGAACGTCCAATCGCCATAATCAGCGCAACCGCGCCGTCGATTTTGTTTTCGTTCTGCTCCTTAATGGGTTTTACAACGTCGTCATTACCCGGCAGATACTTCCCGACCACGTTGCTGATACACCAGCTCATGATCGGGTTACCGTCGTGATGAAAACGCCCAGACTCAATGGCTGCTTCCAGCTCTTTCATTGGGTCTGACATATTGGTGTAGTTCTGAACGATAGTGATCGGATTAAGACTTTCATCAGCCAGATCATGTGAAAGCCCCGTCGCGCCGAATGGGTCAATCGGTGACTCACTGACCGGGTTGAGTTTGTTTGCTGCTTTGGCCTCTTCAAGGATGTAGCGGTAATCCACTTCAGCGCCATCAGTAACTGTAAGCAGTTCCATTTCAACCCATTTCTGAAATCGCTCCGCAGTACGACGATCTTCATTCTTTTCAACGCTGAATACTGTGTCGTAGGGAACCCAGAAGCGGGGAGCAACGCTGTAGTAATGTGTCTTGCCGTCAATTTCTCTGGTGAACAACCGCGCCATACTGTTCATATCCAGCTTACGCGCCAGGTCGAAAGACAGAACACATGGCTGTCCTTCGAATTGCTCCAGCGTCAGTGTCTTATCCTCGCAGTTCTGCCAGGAAACCAGGTTGTAGAAAGCTGCACGGGCTGCAACCCAGATATTGAGGTGTTTGGTTTTAAATACGCCAGCCTGACGAGCGTTATTAATAGCTCGCTGTTGCTGGCTGAGGAGAAAATCACGATAGACCGACACGCCCATATTCGGGTTAGCCTTTTCCAGCACTTTAGGATCGGTCCAGTCATCCCCCTCGTCGACGGTGTATATCACGCCGAACAATTCCTCATTCGGTACCGTGCCGTTAAGCATCTCAATCACTTCACGCCGTTTGTCGTAGCATGGCCCCTCAATGTTGTAACCTGCCGTCGTTATCGCCCACATTAGCGGCTGTCGCCGCGCCCCCATACCAGTCAGCATTGTGGTGTAGAGCGAATCTGTTGGGTGTTCGTGATACTCGTCAACAATCGCACAGTGCGGTGAAGCGCCGTCCCCAGGGTTACCAATCAGCGGCTCAAAACGCGCGCCATCTTCTGGCCGGTTCAGGTTGGACGCATTAACTTCAATCCCGAACGCTTCCACCAGCAGCGGGGTGCGTTTACACATCAGACGAGCGGGTCTGAATACTTCCCACGCCTGTTTTTCAGTTGTGGCCCCGGAATATACTTCAGCGCCAAACTCGTTATCACAGGTAAAACAGAACAGCGCCACACCTGCCGAAATAGCTGATTTCCCATTTTTACGCGGTATCTCCGTGTAAACCTCGCGAAATCGACGAAGCTTCGACCCTTTCTGGACCCAGCCAAAAGCGCAGCACACAATAAACAGTTGCCATGCCTCCAGAGTGATCGGCATCCGCTTGAATGCCCACTCTCCTTTTGTATGTGGCAACAACTGGATAAATTTCGCGGCCTTTTCTGCCATGTCTTTATCGAAGCGGTAACGAAATTTCTTACTCTTTTCAGCCGCCATGTCATCGATATGACGCTGGCAGGCCTGAATGACAAACTGGCACGCCGGAATTTTCCCCCGCACAACGTTGCGGGCGTATTGATTCGCGGCGTTTACGTTGGGGTACGATTTCCGGCTCATGAGTTGATCATCTTCAGGAATGGGTTAGAGGTTTTCTTCTGTCCGGCAAGGCCGATCAGTCGCTGACGACTGCTGGGGTCAAGGCCAAGCATGGAGCCGGTAGAACTCATCTCCGATTCCTGCTCTTTCTTTGCGGTTAGCTCAGGGTTTTTTATCTTCCCCCCCATAGCACCAGTGATGGACAGCCCATCTCTGGCGATATTTTTAACCGCCCTGCGCCAGAACTCATATGCAACACACCAGCGCTCAAGTACGGCAAGATCGGTAACACAGAGTAGCCCCTGTCCGCATAATTCTTTCGTGGTCAGTTCCCACATAACGGCCGCCATTGGCAGACCTTCATCCTCAGAAAACCAGTCAGGTGGTGCCACGCCTTTAATCGGTGTGAATACAGGTTCCTCTTTATTCAGGGCTCGTTTGCCGGGGTTCCCTGCCAGCTCCTTGCGCGCCGTTGGCTTGGGGCGACGCCCGGAACGCCCCGCCGTTCCAGCCATAAGCGACACTCCTGGTTAAATTTCATTTTTCGCGGGTATAAAAATACGAGGAGGCGGGCAGTCCGGAAGGCGCGCGGTCGCAGAGATTCGACCTCCCCCTCCCCTGGCTGATGATGACATCAATTCTCATTTGAGCCGCTCACGCGCGGTCTTCGCGGCGTGACATGACCAGCAGAGGCTTTCAAGGTTGCTGTCTTCATCAGCACCGCCGTGGGCCTTCGCTTTGATGTGGTCCACGCAGGACGCCTGCTTCACGATCCCCTGCCGCAGATGGTTCTGACACAGCCCTTTGTCACGCTTAAGTATCCGCTCCCGGATAACTTCCCACTTTGTTCCGTATCCACGCTGCTGTCGTGATAGACCTGGCTTGTAGGATTTCCAGCCTTCACCTTTGTGATTTTCACAGTAGCCAGATGGGTCTGTTGTGGTAAAACGGCAGCCGCGAACACGGCAAGCCTTTGGTGTTCGTGGTGGCATTAATAACTCTTCGATGGGGGTACGTGTTATGGGCTTAAAAAACCTCGCAAAGACGAGGCTTCTTGATATTAATGTTAATGATACTTGCCCATTTAGTAATTGGGCACCCAAATTACCTCATCCCCTTGCTTTTCTCGCTCCGAGATCCAGTCGTCTATCCTTCTGTTAAAGTCCTCAACATCTGCGTCACTACAGCCACTACCAATGAATATATCCGTCCATTCCTTTGCGTAAGGACCTGCGCCTTGGAATGTTTCAGTACCACCAGGATGTTTTATTTTCCTTACCCGAACTGTTGCCATTATGCCCCCTTTAGATAGAGGAAAAACATTATCACAGGTGCACAGCAAATGCCTTATGCAAGGCCATCATCTCACTGGTTGAGGCCCTACTATTTATTGTGATCATTCCGGCCATGATTTTCCTTAGTTTCCCCGTTATGATGTTAACTCAGCTCATCAGTGGAGTGACACTAATGCCCCATCAGATGAGGGATGACTGATTACCTCTGATAAGGATTATTATGGCTACCACCTCTTGCCCAAAATGCTCCTCAACAAGATTTGAATTAAAAGAACATCCTGTTGCTAACAGTAAATATAGAATTTTATTTATTCAGTGTTCTTCATGCGGTGCTGCAGTTGGAACTACGGAATATCAAAATACGAACTCCCTTATTCATAACCTTGCAAAAAAACTTGGATTTAGCATTTAAGCCTGAATAGCAGGCATTTTGTTAATGCCTGCTGTAATGCTGCTAGTCGCCGAGTTGCAACACACCGTGATCCACGTGACCCGGAATAGGCAATCAGCCCGGTGTACTCAGGGATAACCTCACCATCATCAGCTTCGAACTCAGGAGTTGTTAAAAAACCCCGCTATTGCGAGGCCGATATATTTGTTTTGATGTTGCTGATCTATGGAAAAGTGACACCAAGAACAGAGAGAGCGCTTTTCTTTTCCTCGATACGTCTATCCAGTTCAGCTACTGCATGCGGACGTATGGCCTCAAGAAAGACATTATCCTGATAGGTTGACTGGATTGTCACACCAAGCCCTGCACCACTTTCCAGTATGCTTTTCTGTCGCTGTAGCTCTTTCATCTCGTTATAGATGTAATGCGCGTTACTTAGGTTCTCTACGTTCACGACCGGGCTCCTTCAAGCAGTTAGCCTGTACTGATTTGTTGTGCGCCAGAATGTCCCGCTTCGTCTGCTTATCCAGCACGGCAATATCGTGCTCAGTGAGGTAGATGATGCTCACCCAGTCACATGCCGTGTCCGTTACTTCATGTTTTGCGGGTAAATTTTCCGCGCAACTCACGGTCAACATCGTCATCAGGAAGATGATTAACAGTCTGCTGTACATCCCTGGCTCCTTTTGTTGTCTCTATCCGGCGTTCTGCAATGACTTCAGTAGCAGCTGCACGTTCATCAGTGCGTTGCTGGTCCGCTTTTGCTTCAGCGATATTGGTACCGCGTGATTTACCCAGACCAAAAGCACCGGCAATTGCAGCCAGCACAGCAACGACCAGGCCGATAATCATTTCAAGTCCCATAGTGACCTCATACCAGTGCGGCCTTTGCTTTGGCGTAACGTTCACGGCGGTCTTTAATGCCGTTCTGCCCGCCATTAATAATCTGCGTTACGCGTTCCACATCACCCGAATACATCAGGCAACCGCGTAACGTGAAGTACCACGCCGCCGAACGGGCCGCATGTCGCTCCTGCGTTAGCAATTCTGGCGTACTGACAAGGTCAAGCTTCAGCGCCGCACCGCATTTGGTGTAGTTCTCACGACCGGTGATTTGCAGCAGGCCACGACCGCGATATTTCCAGCCGTCACCCTGGCTGTTATTCCCCATGCGGTCACCATAAACCAGATTGGCTATTTGTGGCTGGTGGGCCACCTGTTTACCATCGACACGCCCCAGCATTTCGCACTGATACGGCGTCAGACGCTTACTAAAGGTTTTCTTCAGACCCTCAACCGAGTAGTTAAAGCCCTCTGCCAGCGAAGTAAAGCCAGCAGATTCATGCCCAACTTGTGCAATAAACATCGCCTGGTCATCGGGTTTATTAATACCAAACTCTTTCATTGCTGCATCAATGTGCAGAAACCAGCGTGCAGAAACCCCGGCGCTGGTACCAGCCGCCTGCTGAAATTGTGATTGGTTCATATGTGTACCGGATTAAACCACTATTAATAGTAGGGATTACAATTCACCTAAGATAATGAAATTCAATTTAATTTAAGTCACAATGAGACTTAAGATAAATCCTAATGGTTTCATCTTCTTTTGCGGGTTGTAGCGATGTCGTTGCGACTCGCTTTTTTATTTGTGAACAGCATCAATAAGCCGCGCCACATTGCCTCTCACGGAGACCAGCACAGACAGGAAAATAATGTTGGCCCCGATAGTGGCCCACGATGAATAAGGGTAGATACCGCACAGATAGGCCAGTGGTACAGCGCTGTAGATGACCGTAAGCAGCCACGCTAAGCGAGACACCCATGGTCGATGTCGGGAATCACCACGACGGTAAAACATCAGGGTCAACACTACCCCAGCGCAAAGCAGCGCGTTGATTGTTGCCGATGGGTCATTTAGTACCACCTGAACCTCCCCGGCGCGTTATCAGCGCCACCAGCGAGCCGACATCCTGGTTATTCAGGAACGTCAGGATTTTGACAGCTAAAGCAGAAACGATTACGGCTCCGATAGCGTCCAGAGGCTTATCACTGTAACCAGTCCAGTCAGCCAGCTTTGAACCAACCAGCCCTGAGCAGATGATCCCTGCGATATAGGACACGACAAAATACGCCAGCCGACGGGCTGCGCTGAGGTCCGCAGCCGTTGCAATATAAAATACAGCCCCGGCAAATGCGCCAAACACGACGCCGTAATCGGTTCCGGACAGAAATCCATAAACACTGGCTCCCGTCAGGACACCACCAGCCAGCCCAGTACCGGAAATCGGATCGGACATTTAGCCCCCTCTTAATTGCTGTGAGTCCTCTCAGGAATGAGGGGAATAAAAAAGGCCCGCCTGAGCGAGCCTTATAAATTTGATGTCTTAATTACAGACGAAAGAGGGCGAAACAGATGAAGGAACATCACTTCTACATGCAGGGCACCAAGATTGAGGGATTATTCTTCCGTCCTCCATTACCCGGTCACCAAAGTCTTCTAACAGATAAAACACATGATACCCACTCCGTCCTGAGCATTCAGGGCATGACTTGTGGGGGACTCCCTCAAGCATCACGTTCAAAGAACGTCGCAAAGGTTTAGCACAACTGCCACATTTACTCATATCTTCTCCTTCCAGTGTGGAATACCATTACTAGCAAGGAGGTAAATGACAATCTATGAGATGAGTCACGGAAACAGAAACCTTAAGTTCGTTCCAAAGCGACCATTCTTAACAGATTATGATATTTTTTGCGTACGCGTTAACCTTTTTGTAAGCTATATCAAAAATAAATGAACGAGGATTTATAACGTGACGGACATCACACTAAACAATGTCATAGTACATGAGCTTCTAAAAGAAGCTAAGAAACCCATCAATCCAGCTAAAAAAGTTAAGTTTAGAGATACGACTCTTGACGCTTCTAATAATATCGTCATGAAACTTATCAATGAGATAAATGAATTATATGGAAAGAAAGGAAACTCTGCTTATTATGGCGTATTCAAAGAAGAATTAACTGAACGTGGTCCTGTTCCTGATGCCATTGAAAACTACATAAGCAAAGTCAAACCAACTGAACAGAACTTTATAGACCTAACTGTAAAAATAATGAATAAATTGGCTGGTGAGGCTGAAAAGCAACTATGGGCATCAGGAGGTGTCATTGTATTTGCTGATTATATACGGGATGGTATCAATTTCTTTTTGGTTACGATGATCAAGCAAAAAGAAGGGATCAGGCTAAGTTCGAAACTCGAACCAGAACTTCTAGAGCAATTGGATTTGACTAAAATTAATCAAGCCGCTCGTATTAATTTCGATAAGCTTCTTAAATATCAGAACTCTTCTGCCATTGATAAACAAGACTTAAGTTACTTAAGCTTTATCAGCACGACCTCACAACAAACTGCTTCTGGTTATTTTATTCTAGCTTTAGGGTGCGATAAGGGGATCACTTCAAATAATGCAACTAAAAGCCTTCCTAACGAAGTAAGGAAGTTTTTCTCAAAACAGAATGAATTAAAGCCACACTCGCGTGACTTTAAAAATGAAGTCATCAACTACCTTGAACATCAAGCACAAATGCATATGCCAGCTAAATTATCAGACATTGCAGCAATGGCTTATAAACATATGACTTATGTTGATGATAACATACGAGAAAGATTATCCAATGAGTTAATCAACTATCTTAACAGTGAAGACATACGTATCCCTGTAGAATTTAATGTCAGTCGCTCAGGTCTGAATCAAATCCTAAACATCAAATATAAAGGCGATGGTTATAGCTTCAATTTTGAGAAAGCACTTCTTGGCACGACAGGAGATGCAGATATCTGCTACAATGCAAAAAGTGAAAGTTTAACATTTACAAAACTTCCTAAAGATGCAATACAACATATTGAGCGAGCATTAAAAGAAAAAGGCCTAGTAGGTGAAGGAGATGATGAATAGCACGCAATTAAAAACCTTAGTAGATCTTTATAGAGTAGCTGGGAAACCAGCTATTTCCGGTGTATATTTGCACTTGCAACTTTCATTTTCTAATGACCTAGATACATTAATAAAAAAATTATTAGCATCCCCTCAATTATTAAAATATATTATTGATGATGAATTCACAGTTGATGGTGATCCATTGCAAGGTAATTGTCTACCGCCTAACTGGAAAACCATTGATTTAACATTGAAACTCCCTAGAGACAGCATTCATAGGTTTCATAATTCTATTGAAGAACTGATCAATTTCTCATCAATTCGAAACGGGGATTTCCCCACGGATTTTTATATTATTGACTTAGATTATTATTCAGGAGATGCTATTACCCCTCCGTCAGTTCAAAAAATAGAAAATATTTGTAAGTTGATAAAGGCATTATCTAAGCTGGCACATTATCATGATAGAAAATCTACCGATGGGGAGCCGCGCCTTGTTTTTATTCAGGGCTCAGAAGGACGTTCAAAGTCTGCCATTCTTCAACCCACAATAACAAAAGAAATGCTAAACTATAGCGACATAGATTGCACCGTCGTTGAACAATTAAAGGATGACATTTCAGTTGATGATGTTAATCATCACGTAGAAAAAAGAGGTATTTTCCGTAATACTCTAGTCGAATACGTTAACGAGAATAACTTTGATTTTCAGAAATTAATTGAGTATTGGACGGAATTTCGTCTTGCATATGACAACAACTTATCTGTATATCTCAGTGGTTTTAACTTTCATAAAGCAAGAAAAGATGTTGCTGCAGCTGAATTAGAATTTGCAGAGAAAACATCTAAAACAATAAGTGATTTGACTACAAAAACACTTGCAATTCCAGTTTCATTACTTGCTGCATTAGGCGCATGGAAAATGCAGGATCTCACAGAGCAGTTGGTGATTCTCATTGGCGTAATTTTCACTTCAGTCATTATCAATTTAATCATCTCCAGCCAAGAGAAGCAGTTAAATAGAATAATACATGCAAAGGACATGGTATTTTCCCCATTCATTTTAAAACTAAAAAACTATCCAAATGAACTTCAAAATGACATTACTAAGGCGATTGATGAGCTTAAGAAAAATGAGAAATTTTCGAAAAACATTCTAATATCATTTTATGTGTTATGTTGGATACCGACACTTGTCGGTATCGTGATAATATTATGCAAAAACCTGTTTATGAAAGAATAGCTAACATACCTTCAATAAAACCAAGCGCCATTTGCAAGTCCTTTCTGACAGTCCCATCAGAGCATTTCTGCTTCTTCGCTATCGTGCGCAATGAGATTCCAACGACAAAATGTGCAATCACTAACTCATACTCTTCAGGTTTGTGCTTTCTCAATCTGGCCACGCATCCATCAATCATTATCCCTTCATCGTCATCACATTGAATGCGTGATTTCTTTCCGTGTGGTATTAATCCTTTAAAACCTGCAGCAATTGGCTGCCAGTCTACCCCGCTACATTCTGCCGCTGCCCAGGCGCCCCACATATCCATTACTTCATACATATCACGCATGTTATCTCCACTATTCATGCAAGCACGCCGATTGCCAGCGCACGATCTATAACCCGAAACACCAAGACCAGTTGGTCACCGTATTTCGCTTCAAATGCCACAGGATCAGCATGCAACTCGTCGTGATGCTCTCTGCACAGAGGAATCACAAACAGGTCGTGTGCCTTTGTACCCATTCCACCCTGCCCGTGGCCAATCAGGTGGTGGGGATCGTCAGCTCGCTTGTTACAGCAGACACACGGCTGGGCCTTAACCCATCTCGTGTATTTCTCATTCACCCAGCGGCGACGCTTGGGTTTAAGCATGAAGGATTCCGGCGTCTCCGGGTCTACCTTCATCGCCACTATCTTTTTCGCTTTCTCCTGTACCTGTTGTTGCGCGGGTATTGTCGGAACAATATCGCTTTCACGTGTTACCGACTGGTGCGACTCTTTCTTCAGACGAAGGGCTTTATGTGCTACGGCTTCAGGTATCTCATCAGCCAGGTCGCTCCTGACCATCCACCAGCAAAACTCCGGTAGTGTAAGAACATGGTCCTCACTGAAACCTAATTGGCCGTTTACAACCTTCAGTAGCCAGGATACCAGGTTTTCATGGGCTATACCCGCCAGACCTTCAGTGAACTGATCACGAATTTTTAAGTCACAGCCCCAGCACGTGCGAATTGAGCCAGGCGCATGCCGGGTGATGGTGTAATTGCGATCGTGCCACTCGCTGTGTGGGTACTGACATTCCAGTTTTCTTTCGAGCCAGGCATCCAGTGAATTCAGTCCACCAGCTCGATGTATGACCTTCTTATTTTCGAAGACATTACGCATCAACGGATCGTTCTGAAGCTCCTGAGCAGTCTCCGGCAGCATGCCAGACGGTAACTCAGCCATTGACTCTGCCTGTGGTTCAATTAGAACACGCCCACGTCTGAACAGATGCATCAGTTCACTGCCTGGGCGAAATATCACTACCCCGGTCATTGGTGCCACTTCAGGTGTCAGTAATGCCCTCACGCTACCTGCCCCTTAGCAATATGCTCTGCCCACAGGCCACCAATCCAGCGAACACCCTTGGCAGTGAAGCGGGATTGATTGAACGCGTAATTTGTCTGGTTTGTCGTACCCGTCTTCACCTCGAAGCGCCCTGCTTCGATATGCTTGCTCTTTGGCGTGAGAACACGGTTAAGCCGGTACATGATGCCGTTCTCAATCAGGAACATCGCAAATTCCGGCTCTTTGGCATTAAGCAGCTTGGCAACCTGTCGGAATGTCATTGACCCAGTAGCCGTAACATAACGATCTACAAACTCGGCCTTCGGTGCGGCCACTGCCAGTTCTTCACTCAGGCGCTGTTTCTGTTCTGCCAGATCAGCAGCAAGGCGCAGGGCCTCAGGAAGTGAACGGGGAACAACCATTCCACCGTTGCTCTCCAGTTCCTGCCAGCGGTCAACAAGTCTGGCGGTAAACTCTGGCGATAATTGAGCAACGATTACGTAGCTGTCTCGTTTGTTCACTTCGTAGTGATGGTAGGTCTGCCCGTTCTGGGGATGGGTGTACTGCAATGCAGCATACCCTCCAATCACACCGGAATTCATGAGGCGCTCTATCGTTACGCAGACATTGCTGTGCCGGGAGTCGACCAGCTTCGCAATCTCACGGCTGGACATGGTGATCTGCTGCCCTACTGTCGCTGCATGATGGGTCGGACACGTTACTGTTATGCTCATCTGTTGCATGCTCTGTCTCCACTTATCAGGCGACTGCACCCGCCATTGGTACATTTAGTGATCGATATTTCTACCCGTCCACCAGGTACTTTCGGTCCCCACTCCACCAGCATGCGTCGCACCTGGCTGTCGTCCTCCCAGATGCCTGCATGTGTAAGCGCGTCAAACAGCGCTTTGTTGTAGTTGTCTATGTCGCGGCGGCGTTCATCGGGTGGATAGAGCACAATCTCTACTGATGCCGGTGATGATGACGGCTTAGGGAGAATGCGAAGTTGCTCAACGATAGCCACGCATGCTGCGCTCTGGTATGCCCTACCTTTGGCACTGATGAGGTGACGGCCAGCCAGCGGCCCCTTGTTAGGAGCACGCCAGTAGGTGTTCACGCTGGGTGGAAATGGGAGTACCAGTTTCATCATGATTCCACTCCAAAGCGCCCGTTCATGCGCCCTATTTTTCCTACGAACTCCAGCAGGGTTACCCCCAGCGGCCTTATCTTCTCGTGATGCTTCTTCAGGATCGGCGGTACTGTCTCGTTCCAGTTAGGTTTAGGCTTCACCTTCATTGCTTTTCTGATCTCGTCGCTGCAACGTTTGGCCTGAGCCTGAATGGCGTTCTTAGTTTCCTGGTTCATGCGCCTGCTCCTTTCGCCCAGTCGATATGCATTACGCTGCCCGGAATCAGATGCAGGTCTGGTTTAACAGACTGGTTTCCCCAGTGGTGCCAACCAGGTGCCGCGCAGCGGCTGAACAATTCAATGCGTGACACATCGCCATATAACTGCTCCAGACGGTAACGCGCTTCTGCAGGCTTCTGGCTGTGCTCGCCGAGTGGACTGTAGATAACCTGTTTTATGCTGGCGTTCTGACGCTCAAGACCTTTCCCTCTGGTGGCAATTAGCAGATCCTCGGTATTGGCGCGGGTATGGTTACCACCGTTCATTCGTGTCTGAGCGTTCAACAGGTCGAGGAAGTCGTAAAAGCCCTCTACTCCACCAGCCTGTAGCGCTTTATTGATGTGCTGCTCTGCCAGTGCGTTAAGCTTCACCCATGTGAATCCCTTCATGGTTCTGACCTTAAATCCCCACGCTTCGGCAAGCTCGATCGCTTCACGTGTATGTGTACCGGTGAACCACATGGCCAGAACGGAATCTTCCGCAGCCAGATCCCAGACAGGCAGGCGTTTTATGTCGATGAGTTTCATCGTGCCGTAATGGTTTTCCGCAGCACCATTGCTGATGGTGTTTCCGTATTCCCACGGCGGATCGGCGTAAATCAGTGAGTAGTCCATTAACGACCTCCCGAAAATCGACCAGCCAGATAGCATCCGTCTTCGGCAATAACCGCTGGTTTAGCCAGGCCAAGGCAGCGCTGACGTTCTGCCAGTATTGCTGCTCGCTCTGATTCAATGGCTGATGCGCTGAACGCCTCCATGTAAATCGTCGCAGCACGGTGAAAGAGACCTTTCGACTCCAGACCTTTCGCCGTTTCCATCAGGGCGCTGACTTCAGGAGTAGGTTCAAACACTTCGAAGTGGCAATCTGCTGGCGGTTCCGCGTAGTAACGGAATTGGCGACCGTCGCGTTTACGCGTTGCCAGCCCTGAACCATGTAAGCGGCAAACGGCGAGTTGAAGTCTGTCCTGGCTGAATTGGGTCAGACCTTCGATGATGTCCCTGGTCGTGGAGCCGGGATTCATGGCAATAAACATCTGCACTGTTTTCAGAATGCTCATCATTACCCCCTGAATCCTTCAGGAATGCGTGTATCGCACTCGTATTTGGATTTAAACATTGGGTCCTCTCGAACCTCATTTTTGCTCGCTGACGCTGATAACTTCAGAGACAACTCATCCCATTTTTCACGCAGCTTCGAAGGACTGAGAATGTTTTTGCACCAGAAGGGATCACGATTTACACGACCGTACAGCTCGCAGATCTGGCGGTGATTGCGATTATCCTGAGTGCACATCAGACGAACCTCGTTAGCCCAGGAAACCCAGTTAGGTTCTTTAGGGCGAACCAGTTCACCGTCAGACTCAGCCGCTTGTTCGTAAAGTCGTATAATCTTTCCCCAGATCCATTCTGCGCAGGTTAAATCTTCCTGAGTTCCCCACTGCCGTTTCGCAGCGCTGAAAACTACAGCTGTTGGATGGCGAGACATAAAATCATTTGGATTAACTAAAGCGTCCGGTTGCGAAGCTTCCGGACAAGAAGGGGTTTTATTCTCTGTAGTACTCTCTGTTGTATTCTCTGTAGGATCATCAGTGCATTTTGACCTGATGACAGCGGTTCGTTTTGACCTGATGGAGTGTGTCACTTTGACCTCTTCCATCGTGTCATTTTGACCTGATGGAACAGCGCATTTTGACCTCTTCGATTCGGTCACTTTGACTTCATCTAAAAGCTCGCTTTCATAGTTGATCGTGTAGAAGTTGGTCATGTCTCGTTGAGACTTGTTCAGTTGCTCAATTTTGAGCACACCGAGTGTCTTCAGGCGGGTGAAGGTACGCTTCAGGGTCGACTCAGACCAGAACGGGAACTGTTCCAGCCACTGTTCAGTCGTGTTGTAAATCCAGCGAACACCATCACGCTCCATGCCAGACGTTGTTTCTTTCAGCCAGTAGTTAATCTGCTGCAATGCAATAGCCTCGTTCAGGCCAATGCTGTATGCAAGGTCAGGATTTATCACTATTGGGCGGGATGTCATTAACAGGCTCATTCGGACCCTCTATTTCCCTGAATTTACGCTGAAACTGTTCGAGAGGGCTGAAGCACTCATGCTCGTATCCGTCGCGCAGGTATATAACCCGTTGAGTTTCTGGCTCCCACCGGATAACCCTGACTGGGACGCCGTAGCTGTCCTTAAACCGTCTGTTGAGTGCTCGCATATGCGTCTCGCCCTCCTCTGGAACACACCCACAATTGCGATAGCTCTACTGTGGTTACAAGGAATCCACCGACCTGATACCATGCGTTCATACCGAAACAACGAGGTTCCATGCACTGGAATTCCACGGAGTTGCGGAAGGCGGTTATTTGCCGTTAAACTGTTCATGCGTTAGTTTCTCCACTGATACGACACGCCACGGAGCCCGGAGCTGCACACTCGCGGGCTTCATTCTTTTCTGGAAGGCAATAAACACGTGAAATCAGGTTCAGGAACGTCATAAGGGTTACCCGGAACTGGTAGGCTATTTCGTTCAGGCTGTCCCATTCCCCTTTATCAACCACGCCATCATCGATGTACCGCCGATATGCGTTGACTAAATCACCGAGCCTGCCCACCAACTCAGCCAGCTTTAAGCCAATCTCCTCGTTCTCTGTTTCTGGTGCCGCGCCAGGGATATGAATGCCGTTATCTGTTTGCCGAGAAAACGCATCGGCTATGTGACTAACACCAGCAGCTTTTTGTAGTACCATCGCCCACCCCATAGGGAAGATTTGATCCCCATCCACACGGAGGCGGTTAAAAAGCGCGTTCTCTGTTACCCCCAGCCATTCCGCAGCTTCGGCATAACCACCAGGTAGATCGGTGATCGTCTTTTTTATCGCAGCCACCAGCCAGGCTGGCTGACGTTCGACTTTCCAAATAGGTTCGTTACCCACGGTTAACCCCTTATTTCTGTGGTTATAAAAATCAGCTCGTCTGCTACTGTTTAGGGTAAATGTCAGGACGAAGATCAGATTTGCTGATAATCCCAGCAGTTGTTTCCTCCAGCTTTTTAGCCAAGGAAAAACCTGCCTTTTTGTAGCCATTGAAAACTAAACGCAGGTAGCCTGGCGTGGAACCTACGCTTCCAGCTAATTCACCTTGCTGCTCTTTAGTTAAAGAGTCCCAATACTCTTTCATGATATGTACCTCCTGTGTACATATTACACGAAAGAAATGAACCCACAAGGTACTTGTACCATAGAGGTACACATTGTTTAATTTACTGATGAAAACTATCCAGGAAATCAGGCGATTAAACGCCCGAAAATTGAGAGATGGTGTTGGGGGTAATAGTTACTTCGCTAACATGATCGATCGTGAACCTACACAAACCAGCCGGTTCATGGGTGAAGGTGCCACCAAAGGTATTGGTGACGCCATGGCAAGGCATATCGAAAAATGTTTTGACTTGCCTCAAGGCTGGCTAGATACCGAACATCAAACTACCAATATTGCTAAATCACCTGACGTTTCAGACGTCAATAGATCCATTACGATGGTCCCGGTTATATCCTGGGTGCAAGCCGGAGCATGGACGGATGCTGGTTATGCAGAGGTAGATTTGAGTAGTGTAGAGACATATCCTTGTCCCGTTCCGTGCGGGCCAATGACTTATATCTTACGCGTCATTGGTGATTCAATGATTGATGAGTATCGTCCTGGCGATATGATTTTTGTTGATCCAGAGGTTGCAGCTTCTCATGGCGATGATGTTATTGCTTTAATGCATGATTCTGGTGAAACAACGTTTAAGCGATTAATAGAAGATAGTGGCGAAAAGTTTCTTAAAGCTTTAAACGCCAACTGGCCAGAGCCATATATTAGGATCAATGGTAATTGCTCCATTATTGGCACCGTTGTTTTCTCAGGAAAACCACGACGGCACAGACATAAGCTTTAACCCATCATCACAAACCTGCTTCGGCAGGTTTTTTTATCCTTGACAATGTACCCCAAAGGTACATAATGTACCTATACGAAACAGCGAACAGGCAGGACGCCCACGAAGTAGCCGCCGGTGGCATATGAATAACCGGATGATTCGCAACTGTGGTTTAGATGCCTATGGAGGCAGTGATGCAGAAGAAAGAACCAGGACGAACGATTGAAGTTCGGGTGAATGGTGCCTTACTGGCAGCGCTGAAAACTGAAACTTCCGTAGCTGCTGATTACATCAGCTTTATGGATGTGGTGATCAAAGCATTGATGGATAAGGAAGCGCTGGAAGATGAAGCCAACGCATCCGGAAAGACGATTATGCACCCAGGGTTTGCAACTTTTGGATCAGCTGCAATTAGTAATCCCAGAGATCCTCAATGAAGAAATTAACCTTGATAGTGCCGGCTCCATTCGCAGCCTCAAGGTAGTGCTGAACAATATCTTCATTAAGATTTGTGTTCCATTTTTCAAAGCTATGGCGCGGGAAATATTCTTCAAAAATTTCTCGAACAGCATTCTCACCAGAGTTCAAGTCTGGAAGCAGTTGGCATTTGGTGAGGCATTTAGCAATAAGCGTTGACTTAAGCATCTGTTTTCCTTGCTTGGTTTGAACTCCCGCAAGGATACCACCGAGCCTGATGTGGTGAAAAGACAGGCGAACAACATGAAAGCGCACTCCTTCTCTATCAGTTGTAGATGACAGATGTGAAACAAACATGGAGTGGGCTTCCATATTGAGTGGGGAAGCTAACAGGCGATGGCAGTCGCCTTATTTAAATAATTTATAAATGATCACTAAGGTGCAAAATGAAGCTTGGATTTCTATTTCGCAAAGTAGTTTTGTTAGAGTTCAACAGGATTCCAACAAAAATCCCGAACAATAATCACGTTGTTATTTGCATAAATAATGTGCAGGTCGTTCTTTTTAAGCTGGGTCGCAATATTTTCCATAACTACTGGAGCAATCCTGCTTCGATCACATAATTCATAGAATTGCTCCCATTTAAGAGTGATTCCTTCATTTCCATTCATTCTCATTAAATCATTGATATTTGATGAAATACTTGAAGCTGAGCGAGGCATTATGAGTCCTTATTTTTATTAGAGAGATCTTACAATGCACTTAGATTAGTGTTGCACGCAGTTTAAAACAAGACAATTTTTCCAAAAAATTATTTCTCGCAGGAGTTGTCGCCAACTGGAGAGGGATTCGTGCAACCAAAATTCAGCGCCGTGCAGGGCGCATATAACACGGAGAAACTAACAATGGGTAACTTAGTAGTCGTTTCAGAGCAACAACCACGCATGACCAGAGAGCAGTTGATTGATGCTGCTCGTAAGGCCGCCCCTCTACTTCCAGCCGCTTCCCAGTGGCTGATGAACGAGTTGGCGAATCGCTACGATGTAGCCTGCGTGGCGCTGTGTGAATCCATGGAACAGCGCAAGGCACTCCAAGGTGACGTCATCAACTGGGCCAGAGAATGTGATCGGGTCACTGAACGTCATACCAAGTCACCGTGCAACCTTCACGTCCTATCAGCTCAAAGAGAAATGCGGGAACTTGACCCAACAACTGCTGTTGTGATTAGCGAAGGGGCTCTGTGATGGCTGCTAACTCATTCAAACAGATGTCCCGCGACGGGACCATCAAGCGCACCGATACCGGGATGTTTATCAGCCTTGAACATATCCACGTGCGTGAAGGTTTCAACAAGCGTGAAGACGACGAACGCACCCGCCAGGCAGATGACGACCTGTTTAACTATCTGATGAACGGTGGCACCGTTCCTCCACTGGAGGTTATTGCACGTGATGAAGGTGGTGTGTGGGTTGTTGAAGGCCATCGCCGCCGTCGCTGCTACGCACGTTGTGCTGAAGCTGGTAAGCCAGTTGACCGCATTCATATCATGCCTTTCAACGGTAACGATGTGCAGCGTCTGGCTCGAATCATGACCAGTAATAACCAACTCCCTCTTTCTGATATTGAACAGGCCGCTGTTATTCAGGAGCTTCATAACGCTTTCAACCAGACCACCAGCGAGATTGCAAAACTGGTCAATAAATCCGTGGCCACTGTTGAGAAGTTGCTTCTCCTCAGCACAGCGAACCATGACGTTCAGCAGGAAGTTAAATCCGGTGCAGTGTCTGTCGATGTTGCTGTTGATCGCGTTATCGAGTATGGCGAAAAGGCTGGGGAAGTTCTCCAGCACGATAAAGCCGTAGCAGCCGCCCAGGGTAAAACTAAAGTTACCCGCAGTTCTATAGCGCCAGAGCTCAGCATCAAGAGTGCTCGCCGTTTCGTTGAGCTTATGGCTCAAGCCTCGATCAGTGACGAAGGTGTTTTCACTCTCGAAGGCGCAGCCCTAGCTGAAGCACTTTCTATTATGGATGAGCACAAAGCGATTGCTGAAGCGCGTGAAACGTACCGCCTATCACAGCCAATACCTTCAGCAGAAGTAAGAGGGAAAACCCTTCACGTAAGCCTCGAAGGGATTGAAATTGGTACCGCACAAATATATCGCGGAAAGAACGTCATCCTTAATGGGATCGTAACCAGCCAGTCAAAAGCTGTGGCCCACTTCGTTAAGCAATACAAACTGCAGCAGGAAAATCATCATGACAGCAACCAATAAACCAATGACCGGTGCACAACTGAATGAACTGATGGCAGTCGCCATGCGCATGCAGTCTGACAGTGAAAAGATGGGGGAACGTCCTGTGTCCTTGTTTGCCTATGCGGTTCAGATTGCTGTTTTAGAAATTCGCGAAGTGCGCAGTAAGTACGAAGAACTGCAATCACAAAACGCAGACATGGCAGTACAACTCGCTAACGCCGAGAGCAAGTGCAGGGAGCTGGCGGCGGAGAACTCGGCGCTAAAAAATCCAGATAACTGGCTGTCACAGAGTGATTACGGTTACGAAGCTGCTGAGGTTGCAACGCAAAACGGAGCAACTGAAGACGAGTCCCTGAGAGCAGGGATGGTCGCAATTATTAATCGAATTGAAACCCCAGCTACAGATGCGCACCTGGCTGAAGTGCGGGCCAGTGCAATTCCTGAAGGTTACGTACTCGTGCCTCAACAAATCTTTCTTGACCCATCCGACATTGAGTCTATTTGCTCGCAATGCGGTGACGGCCATGAATCCGGGTACGGTGATTTTACTGACGGACTGTTGTGGGTTGGCAACATTCAACGTGACGACGGAAGTATTGTCCACGGTCTGCATATCTCGTCAGCAGACTACACAGAGGAAGGTGGTGTAACAGTCTATGAGTTCGCCGCCCAACTTCGCAAAGGAGCCAAATCATGATTTGGATTCTGTTGTCACTTAGCGCTGGTTACTACAACAGCGGGAATATTTCCGGCGTTGAGTTTAATTCTCATGACGCATGCATTGAGGCCAGAGAAGAGGTGCGTAAGCACGACAGGATGAATGTCGTGGTTATGTGCGTGAAAAAAGGGGAGACAGCCCAATGACAGCACTCAACAAACAGGCGCTGATTGCAAAAATCAAAAAGCAGACCGAGAGCTTTGACACTGTAGTGCTGAAAGAGGATGAAGCTCTCGCGCTGATAGAGGCGCTGGAAGCGCCAGAGAATCGCAATGCTGAATTACAGAGAGAGAATGTATACATCCGGAACCGGTACAAAGAACTGGACCTGTTAATCGGGAAGAACATTCTGGTCATGCAGGCAGCGATTATCGAATGGCAGGCAACTGGCGACGCTAAGAACGGACTGGCATGGATTTATAACACGCTGTTTGGTCCTGGAGAATTACCGGACGAAGCAGAGAAAGATGCTCAGGCCTACTTTGACCGCAAATATGCACCGATTGACGAAAAGCTTATGGCGCTTCACAAGTGGTTTTGGGAACAAAGTGAAGCCGAACGCGCCGCCGCTGGCATTGGCGTGAAGGGGGAGTGAGATGATTCACTATCACGGCGGACCAATAACGCCGGATACGTGCGCCATGAAAGCGTGGAAAGGACGCCATGCGTTTATCAGTTTCGCGCACTCCGGGCAAATTAACCTCGCAGCTGAATACTGCCAGTCATTCGCGCTGGACAACGGTGCATTCACTGCGTGGAAAGCAGCTGGCAAAAACAAAATCGACTGGAGCGATTACTACGAGTTTGTGGCCCGCTGGAAAAATCATCCCGGCTTTGATTTCGCCATCATCCCGGATGTTATCGACGGCGGCGAGGAAGAGAACGAAGCGCTTCTTGATGAGTGGCCGCATGGGGAGTTTTTCGGCGTTCCTGTCTGGCACATGAATGAAAGCGACGAGCGTTTTATCAGGCTCTGCAATGAGTATCCCCGCGTTGCAATCGGTTCATGTGGTGACTATGACGTTAAGCGTCCCAACCTTGCTGTAGCCAGAATGAAAGACCTGATTCGTCATGTTGTTGATGCTCACAGCCAGCCTGTCACTAAGTTGCACGGTTTGCGCATGTTAAACCCGCTGATATTCACAAAGTTACCGTTAGCCAGCGCTGATAGTACAAATGTCGCCCGTAACATCGGCATCGATAAAGCATGGTCTGGTGCTTACGCGCCAGCTTCAAAAGAAACCCGCGCCGCGTTAATGGTAGAGCGCATTGAATCGCATAACAGCCCCGGCTCTCTTGCGTACTGCGAGCAGCGTGACCGGTTCGACATGCAACTGCAATTAGCAGTTTAAGGAATAACCCATGACAACTAACCACCCGGCCCACGGTCCTGTATCACTCGCTCGCCTGCACCAGATAAGCGAAATACTCAGTAAAGCATCAGCACAAAGTGACGGCGGTAATCTCGGCTACGCAATGGCTGATGCTGTGAAGGTGATTAATGGGGCTATTGCGGCATTTGGTGCTGAGCCTGTGGCGTGGATAGTTCACGCTCGCACTGGTGACAAATTAACCACAGACGGCGGCTATGTCGCCAATGCCGAGGGGATATTAGGCCTTCATTCGACGCCCCTCTACGCTGCCCCGCTAGCGTCGGACAACAAACAGACGGACGAACTTGTTATGTGGGTTAAGCGTTTAGCCCACTCACTGAGAAAAGCTAACCCTGACAGTAAGTTGCAGAATGATGCAATGGACTACCTGAGCCGTAAAGGATTAATCAGCGTGGAGGACGTATTGGGATGAATGAATTTACCAGAGAAGAACTGGAAAAAATTGCAGACACTGACCATGTGCAATGTGGTGATGCTTCTGCACTGGCACGCATGGCACTGGCCGCGATGGACAGCGAGCCTGTTGGTGAATTTTATGAGGACGGGCCACTGAACTGGTATCAAATTTCCGAAGGCGACAAGGTTCCAGATAACAGGCGTATCCCGCTCTATCGCCACGCGCAGCCAGCACAAACCGGCGTAGATGACGATGTGCGCAACATCATTGGGTTATTAGAAACCAATGAATGGGCTGAGCATTGCACTGAAACGGTTTTAGGCTCGCGTCTGGAAGCGGAAATAACGCGACTCGTTGGTAGTTCGCAGCCAGCGCCGGTAGTGCCGGATGAAGATCCGCGAGATGCATTCGAGCGAACATTCAAAATGCCGGAGCATGTCACCCGCTGCGGTACCGGATATGCAGTAACGGCATATTCCGCATGGTTAGCCCATGATTTCGTCAGGATGTGGGAGGGCTGGAACGCTTGCCGCGCCGCCATGCTTCAGGCTGGCAACCATACCGAGCAACACCTCGACATGGTAGACCATTCTGGTGATGCCAACAAAATGGTGGCTGGCAACTCTCCGGTAATCGGCGTTGACCTGGCATCTGGTCCAGATCGCACAGTTGAGGTTCGCTATGTTGCACCTCCCGGCTACGTGATGGTGCCGAAGGAGCCGACAGAGGCGATGATTAACGCTTGGCTCTCTGAGGTTGCCAACTGGCGGGGCCACGTTGCCGGGTACAAGGCAGCACTTGCAGCAGCACCGCAGCAGGAGGTGAATCGTGGCTAACCTTCAACTGGCAGTTAACGGTGAATACTTCGACCAGATGAAGTCTGGTGAGAAGACGGAAGAGTATCGACTGGTTAATCCGTACTGGGGACGACGCATTCATGGCAAAGACTATGACCGTCTGATCATCACTCGTGGTTATCCGAAGCGCGGCGATATGAGCAAGCGTATCGACATCCCGTATGACGGTTACGAAATCAAGGTGATCACACATCCTCACTTTGGGCCAGAACCGGTGAAAGTGTTCGCTATCAAGGTTAATATTCATGCCCAGTAAACTCAAGCAGCGGCGTGTGCGTCGCCTCAAAACGGATGTGGCATGGTGGAAATCTGAAGCTGAATACTGTAAGGCGCGAGTGTTCGAACAGGCAAACGAAATTGCTGAACTCAGAAGCATGGTGATTCGTGTACCAATGCCGGTAATGGTGCCAGTAGAGATATTTCATCAGCTAAATGGGAAGGATTCGAAAGAATATCCATTATGTCGCAATTGCAACGATGGAACCCGTCACGGATGTTCATCGTGTGCTTACAGAATGAAGTAACCGGGTGCAGCCGGTTTAAGTGGAGAACTATCTATGAGCGGACAAATCCAACGTTTTCTTACTCCAGATGACCTCTATCAATTAACTGGTTATCGTCGCCCTTCCTTACAGTGCAAAGCTCTCAGGGATAGTGGAGTATTTTTTATTCCACGTAAGGACGGCAGACCTGGAACAACATGGGATCATGTATCAAACCCGGTTGGCCTTAAGTTGATAGTGAGCAATCCAGAGGAAGAAGAACCAAACTTTAAGGATATGTAATGTCTAGAGCTCGCAAAAACCCCGATGATAACTGGATGCCTCCCCGCGTTCGTCGGGGAAAATCTGCTTATGAGTTTCGTACAACAGATGGTCGTACCATCAGGTTGTGCAATCCTGATTTAACAAAATCGCAGGTATGGGCAGCTTACGAAAACTTCATTAACGATTTAAAGGTTGGTACGAACTTCAACGCACTTTGTGAGGAGTTTTTTAATTCAGGTGATTTCCACGAATTAGCAACAGAAACAAGAAAAGACTATAGAAAATACGGTTCAAAGATAAATGTTGTCTTCGGGAAAATGAAACCGGATAACATTAAGCCAGAACACATCAGAAAATATATGGATAAAAGAGGTGTTAAGAGCAGAGTTCAGGCAAACCGCGAGAAAGCATTTATGTCCAGAGTTTTTCGGTGGGCATACGAACGAGGAAAGGTGAAGATGAATCCTTGCCAGGGCGTTAAGCAATTTAAAGAGCAGGCTCGAACACGTTATATTAGCGATAGGGAATATGATGCACTTTATAGCGTTGCTTCTATTCCTGTAAAAGTTGCAATGGAGTTGGCATATCTATGTTGCGCCCGCCAGGGAGATATTCTTGACCTCAAAAAGAGTCAAATATTGAACGAAGGAATTTTAATCCAGCAGAGCAAAACAGCAGTTAGCCAGATCAAGGCCTGGACAAAACGTCTGGAGGATGCCGTTAATCTTGCTGACAGCATTCCTCTCAACAGCGGTATGGTCAGTATTTTTGTCATCCACCAGCCATCAGGTCTTCGATACACCCGCGATGCTTTTAATGCGCAATGGATGAAGACCAAAAAACTTGCTGCTGATAAATATCCAGACCTAGATTTCCAGTTCACTTTCCATGATCTAAAAGCCAAAGGAATTTCGGATCTTGAAGGTACGCTGAGTGAGAAGCAGGAAATTTCAGGTCATAAAAACGCCTCACAAACAGCGAGATATAATCGAAGAATTTCTGTTGTTCCGGTCGTTGGGGGCAGTAATGCCCTCTTTTTATGGCGAAACTGA